TTAACTGTCAAAACCTGTCGGGTGCTGATGCCGCGCCGGTTAATAGTGCATGGACTTTTATGATTGTGCTGAAAAACAGCAACGTAACATAATAAAGGAGGCCAGTGATGGCAGCAAGTAAGCCAGCATTGGCTCTCGCAATCCTTGAGAAAGCGCACAAGGTTAAGGCCGAAGGCGAAGAAGAGGATACAGGCATGGCAAGACGGGAAGCAGGCAATGCTTTCCTGAAGGCTATGGAGAGTGGCGATGGAGAAATGATTGCTCAGGCAATTCAGGACATCTATCAAGTCACGGCAGATTAAAAAATTGAGATGGGGGCCTTGCCCCCTCTCTTTTTATAGGGGGCGTTATGCCAAACAATACGACAACGCTCCAAAACCTTGTTGACCGAACACGTCAACGGGCAGATATGGAAGGGTCTACGTTTGTTTCTGACACTGAAGTAATAGGTTATATTAACGTCGCTATGGCCGAGGTTCACGATATCTTGGTAGACAGGTATGAAGATTACTATGTTAGCACGCAACAATTCACGCTCCCCGCGGACAACCCCGGCACTCTTCCGAACGCATTTTACAAAGCCCTGGGAGTTGACTTTGATACTGGCGGAACAACATATCGTCTTCGTAGATTCTCATTCCAAGAGCGCAACGTGTACAACTCACCGGCTATGGTGGCGGGTAGAGTAACCAACACGCTGTACGCTATTCAGGGTGCTGAGATTAAATTTATTCCATCCCCGACAGTCTCAGGGACAGCTACTCTCTACTATGTGCCAGAAGCTCAACAGTTTGCCACAAGTGGCTCCGGCTTTATGGATGTTACTGTTGTAACAAAGGCCCCAGCAGTCGCATTTGGATACGAAGAATATGTGGTCGTAGACGCCGCAATCAAATGTCTACAAAAAGAAGAGTCGGACGTTCAGATGCTAATGGTGCAAAAACAGCAGCTAAAAGAGCGAATTGAAAACGCTGCTTCCAATAGAGACCAGGGCGAACCGACAGCGATAACAGACTCAAGGGCAGGGACATTTAGCTTAAGACGCGGAATGTAATTATGGCCGAGTTTATTAGGCACAGAGTAAACGATGCTGACTTGGCAAGGATTCAAGACCAAATTGAATCATACACAATTGCTCTTCGCTCTGAAATAATGCCTCCCGGTAGACTGATAAAAAACGTAAAGCTAAGCACTACAAATCATCGAGTATTTCATGGCTTGAATAGAAATTACTCAGGCTATATTGTTGTCTCAAAAGACGCTCATGCAACAGTAAAAGTAAACACGTCAGACAATGTTGCACCTTTGCGATACATTCCTCTTTTGGCTTCTGCTGATGTAGAAGTAAGTTTGTGGGTGTTTTAAATGGCTCTCGAAAAAAATGTAGTATCTCTTCCTTTCTTGGATGGAATTGACGAAAAAAGCTCAGGCAAGACAATTAAGCCGGGGGCTCTTTTGGCTGCCCAAAATGTTCAATATGAGAAAACAGGCCAGATTAAAAAACGAGAAGGCTTTGACCTGCAAGGTGTGTCAAAGGTTGGCGGAGGGTCTCTTTCTGCTGCTGTGGCCGTTGCTCAGTACGATGATGAAACGCTGTTGTTTGATGGCTCAAATGTTTACTCAAGAACAAGCGGGGACGATTGGATTGACAAGGGCGTTCATGTTCCCAGTGAGTTTAGTAATAAAATAGTTCAGCAGCAAAGAGACCGAAGACAAGGGAACGCACACGTTCAAGAGGCGCGGGTTGCTCGCGTGTATGCTTGGCAAGAATACTTGTTTGGACCTACTGCCCCTGGTGGAAAATACTATGTAAAAATGCGTGTTGAGGATGCCACCACAGGAGTGGTTCTTCGAGACAATGTTACGATTGCCGAGTACGCTTTTCCTGGAACGGGAAGCAATAATCAGCAGCTTTACGATACCCCAAGAGTCCAGTGCCTCTCCATAGATGATTACGTGTTTATTCTTTGGCAAGAGAAT